TACTGTTCAGGATGTATTCAATTGGAAAAACATGATTGTCAAGGGTATGATGTTAAAAAGAAAGAGTACTTAAACAATTTAGAGAAACAATTAGAGTTTAAACCAGAATGCAAATATGCCTTCCTTCGTTAAACGTGCATCAGTTTTCACGAATAAAAGGGGTATAAAGTGTATCGAAGTTAAGTATTCTCGGTACATCGATGGAAAGGGATACGTGATTATACCTGGGTACTTTGAAACTGATGCAATTGGGGGTTGGACCTTGATAAAACCGATAGACGGTGAGAACCGCTATGACGATTTTCTGAATACGATGGTGAAGAAGACGATCACAACCAGAAGGCAGATGGTACTGATCGAATTGGATAATGTACTGTGTTCCAACTATAATGTATATTCGCTCATACGTATATTGAATACGATACGAATTATAGACCCTACATTTATTCCACCATTTATTAACATCACATGTGCGTGGCAGAAAGCGTATATACGTGAATTTTGCCTTAAAACATTTCCGGAAGTTATTCACAATTGTCGCAGCGACAGGCGCCTCGACGCACTATTTAACGTCTTACAGATGATAGAACAAGGATTGTAACAACGATTAACGCAATTGTAAATAAATCCAACGTTTTCATATTCTTCACTACGTTCTTAACACTTTGTATAACCGGCTCAACACTCAATAAACTACTGTCATCCACCCCCATATCTATATTTCTTCCTGGAATGAGAGGTCTAGATATCCTGCATTCAACATTAGACGGACGACACGTGTCAATCACTTTATCCCCAGATGTTATCCCGGTTTCACATATATATGTGTTATCGTTCCACAAATTTGCTTCACTCTCTACAGGTTCTTCAAATTCCTCAAATGGGTGAGGTTTACCTATAGCCCCTGGTAATGAAAATGTACGCTGGACATATGGATTTATTTTATTAATACTATCTTCATCGCTAAGCATATACTTGCTCATTTATAGTATCATGAGATATATTTTTTGTGTGTCATTTTTTTACCGTGTTCCATCCACATCTGATCTAGGTCAACATCTAACATGTGTGCTAACTGGAATAGATAACTGAAAACATCACCCATCTCCATCATAATATCGATACCTCGTTCCTTTTTGATATTAGTTTTTTTGAACATCTTTTTAGACTGACGTATAGCGGATGCGAGTTCGCCAAATTCTTCTGTGAGTAAAAGCCACACTGTGTTAATTTCTGCACGGTCCCATCCTTTCGCCTTGCATATTTTCTCCGTTTCACTCTTATAATAGTTTAATGACGCCATCTTATATGGTAAACACACTATACCTTTATACACCTATCTTATCATTCTTATCAATCTTAAGACCAAACGTACTTGTGTTTGCAGGTGCGATAGGTGGTACTGCCATCGTGTCTATGTCACGGATATAACCCATGTATTGTGCAACTCCAGACTGGACTTGCGAGAGGGCGGTTTTGATTACGACACCGTTCATAAACTTAACCTGTTCGTTAATCCTGGTCCTGTGGTTGCTTGCATTATTGATGAACACGCTACGCATGATGGCGTACAAATCATCGGGGTTTTGGTAATCGATTGATACACCCGTTTTATTCTTAAACGTCTGGCGGATCGCTTTCTGGAGTAAGTTGCGATTGAATTCGGAAAAAAACAACGTGTTGAGTGGGGTGGCCGTCTGTTTCATAGAATTTAAATGAAGAGCGTCGCACATTTAATATAATCCAGGAAAAAAAGTATGTGTAAAGTATAAATGATAGCCGCTGCTGATTTCGATGAAGCGTATGCCACCCAATCGTGTGAATACAAAAAACCAGAATGCACCGCCCCGGGGTGTTTTATAGGTTCTTACCCACCCATATCCAAGGCGGGTGAAGAAGGTCCCTTTTTCGTGAATACAAGTTTTCTTCAGCCCAATAGGTATGCTGAGACAGTGGGACCTGTACCGATTCGAAGTGAAGACTTCAAATGTAATTAAAAAGTAGAGTAGTATTATTTATATAGTATGAAAGTTATTAAACGTTCCGGTCATGTTGAAGACGTAAAATTTGATAAGGTCACCAACAGGATCACAAAACTCATGAGTGATCCATATGATCTCTCTACCGGTGTGGATGCATCTATGATTGCACAACAGGTATTTTCTTCGATGCACGATGGTATAACTACACAGGAAATAGACACACTTTCAGCTGAAATTTGTATTGGTATGATTACGAAAGATACCGATTACGAAGTTCTTGCGACGCGTATCATCGCGAGTAACATTCAAAAAATCGCCCCCAGTAATTTCCATATCGCGATGAAAAAATTAAATAAAGCTGGTATAATTACCGATGAAGTTGTAGATGTTGCTAATCGTGTAAAAGATAGCATCGCCTCGAACCGCGATTTCACATTTGGCTATTTTGGTTTGAAAACGTTAGAGAAGTCGTATCTACAGAGAATGGATGGAAAGCTCATGGAAACGCCGCAGTACATGTTCATGCGCGTCGCTATCGGAATTCACGGCCATGATGAAGAGAGTGTACTGGAGACATATCACCACATGTCGTTAGGTAATTTCATCCATGCCACGCCCACTCTATTCAATTCTGGGACACCCCGGCCTCAGATGTCATCATGTTTCCTGATTGCGAATAAGGGTGACTCCATCGACGGTATTTACGGTACGCTCACCGAATGTGCACAAATTTCTAAATGGGCTGGTGGTATCGGTCTGCATATTCATGATGTTCGTGCGAATAAGTCGAAAATTCGTGGTACGAATGGACAATCGGATGGGATCATTCCCATGTTGAGGGTGTTCAATGCAACTGCACGGTATGTCAATCAAGCTGGTAGACGCAAAGGATCCATTGCTATCTATATTGAACCCTGGCACGCTGATATCATGGAATTTCTCGAATTACGCCTTAACCAGGGTGATGAAGAGTCTCGGTGCCGTGATCTATTTTCAGCCATGTGGATCCCTGATCTATTCATGAAGCGAGTTGAAGAGAACGGTGAATGGTCTCTTTTCTGTCCCGATACCGCCGCTGGCCTGTCTGATGTGTACGGTGATGCGTTTGAAGAACTCTATACAAAGTACGAACGTGAGGGTTTGGCGATTAAGACTATTCCAGCCCTTGAGGTATGGAAGTCTATTATCAAATCACAGAGTGAGACTGGTACACCTTATATGTTATATAAAGATGCATGTAATTCCAAGTCGAACCAAAAAAATCTAGGGACGATTAAATCGTCTAACTTGTGCACTGAAATCATCGAGCACACAAACCCCGACGAAACGGCGGTATGCAATCTTGCTTCTATCGCACTTCCCAAGTACGTGAACGGGACTGAATACAATTACGAGGAGCTTCACCGGGTTACTAAAATCGTGACAAAGAATTTGAACCGTGTCATCGACCGCACGTTTTACCCGGTTAACACCGCAAAAACCTCTAACATGCGTCATCGTCCCATTGGCCTAGGTGTACAGGGGTTAGCTGACGTGTTTTCCATGTTACGCATCCCATTTGAAAGTGAAGAAGCGAAGGTAATCAATGCAAATATTTTCGAAACCATTTATCATGCTGCACTGGAATCCAGCTGCGAACTCGCGGATAAGAATGGTTCGTATGAAACATTCGACGGGAGCCCTACGTCTAAGGGTATTTTACAGTTTGATATGTGGGAGACGAACGATACGACGCGTCCCCATTCCGGTATGTACGACTGGGACGCCATGCGTGAGCGTGTGAAAAAGGGTTTGTACAATTCTCTTCTAGTCGCACCTATGCCCACTGCGAGTACGGCTCAAATTTTAGGTAATAACGAGTGTTTTGAACCGTGGACTACGAATATATATCTTCGTAGAACTCTTGCAGGTGAATTCGTTGTCGTAAACAAACATCTAATTGAGGACCTCAAGAAGGTGAATATGTGGTCAAAGGATATGAAAGATCTGATGGTAAAGGCTGGTGGCTCGATCCAAAATATCACCGATATCCCCGACGATGTCAAGGCGTTATATAAGACTGTATGGGAAATTAGCCAGAAAACCATCATAGATATGGCCCGTGATAGGGGGCGGTACATAGACCAGTCGCAGAGTATGAATTTATTTATTGAGAACCCTACACTTTCTAAATTGTCATCGATGCACATGTATGCTTGGAAATCTGGTCTCAAAACTGGTATGTATTACCTGCGTAGTAAAGCGAAGGCTCGTCCTATTCAATACAGCCTTGAAGCTGAGTGTACGGCATGCTCGGCTTAAAGTTTTGAATGTATGAATGATTAGATGGCTAAATTCCACACTTTTATAAATGACCTGGATATTCTAGAATATGATGGACGTAAAATATCTCTGTGTACGAATGAGGGCAAGCCTGCACGCATTCAATTACCGAGAATGTATATGCCTTTCGGTATGTCAGGTTTCACGCCGGTAGTCGGCAACACCAAGTGGAACGTAGACTTTTCATTGAAGGGATACGACGAGGAAGAAAACTACATAAAATCTTTCTATGAAACCATGCTACAGATCGAAACTCGTATCATTGAGAACGTGGCAAAACAGAGTATGGATATATTTAAGAAGGAAATGAGTGTTGAAGAACTTCGTCCAATGTTTAATTCAAATCTCAAGTATTCTGAGGGTCGGGAGCCTAAATTCCGGGTTAAAGTTGATATGAGTGGTGCTGGTGCGATCAAAACTGGTGTGTTCAATAGCGAAAAACAGCATCTAAAGGACGAAATCGTTGACAAATTGTACGCGAGAAATTCTGGGGTTGGGATAGCTGAAATGTGTAGCGTGTACTTTCTAAACAGGCAATTCGGTGTTACGTGGAAGTTGCATCAACTTGTTGTGCATGAGCCACAACAACTTAAGGGGTTTCAATTCGTCTTGTAAGTCTATTTACCTTCTAATAAAATTTTAAAAATCATCTGTGCTTCTTTTAACAATCTACCTTTTACTATACCATAATCATTTGGGTCTATTTTCAGCTTGATTTTTGCTACGCGGACCGCTTCGTCCCACTTAGCAAGTGTCATTGTATTCTAATATATCACTTCATTTTTTTTACGAGCGTTTTATACTTCTTAGTACCCTTCCTGGGGGCGAGCTTGAACTCACCCTTCTTGACAGGCTTGAAAACCTTGACCATCGCCTTTTTACCCTCATCCTTCATACGCTTCCTGGCCGCAGCGACGGCAGCCCTGCTTTTGATATTCCCGTATTTGTCCTGGACGAGATCCTTTTTCGTGAGGCCACCTGTCGTTTGCGCCGCCGCACCGTGGAAAACTTCCGCTCGAGAACCTTCTGTTGTGAGATACATGTTTATATACTATATCACCGGAAAATTTTCCTGATAGCATCGATTGATTTTTCGCGTTTACTAGGGATTTGACACTCTATACGCTTGTCGTTAAGTACATCCGCACATAATACAGATTTATGTCCTTGGAGTGAAATCATTGCCAAATCTACACTTTGAAAACGTTGCGTGTCGTTATATGTAAACTTCTTTACGTAGACTTCCTTCGTCTGACCAGACCTGTGACAGCGACCAATCGCCTGTAGTTCTGTAGATGGATTCCACGATGGTGCCATTATATACACGCGGGTAGCACATTGTACATTCAGACCAACTCCACCACATTTAATTTGAATTACGAGTAGACTACCTTGGGATGCGCGTTTAAACTCCTCTAGACGCGTGTGCCTTTCATCTTTATTGATAGATCCATCGATCCTATATGTTTTCCCTTCAAATAGAGAGCAAATTTTATCCATTTCACCCTTGTATTGACAGAATACAACGGATTTCTCATCTGGGTGTGTATTTACATACTTGTATAAAGTATCCATCTTATTTGAACCCGTTTTCCATGTCGTTTTTTCCCGTTCTTCCTTCTTCGCGACACCGTCTAGGTATAATTGCGGCCATATCATAACCTGCCTGACGCGTAAGAGACATTCTAAAATGTGCATATTTCTTGACACCTGACTAATCGATGTACGCATGATATCACGAATTCGTTCCTGTGCGTCTAAGAAAGCCTCTTCATATAATATTTTTTCATCTTCATACATATCCAATTCAACGTTTTCAAAGTGGCAATATGGAATGTTGAGTATACCATCAGCCTTTGTTCTTCGAAGAATGTAAATATCCTTGATATCCTTGTGCATTGCCTGGACCGTGTTTTTAGAAAACCCGATAAACATACACAGGGATACAAAATCTTCCATTGAATTGAATACAGGTGTACCTGTTACCGCCCATTGAATTTCGGATTTAAGTTTGATAACCGATTTAAATGTACGCGTCTGTCTGTTACGAATTTCATGCGCTTCGTCGAGAACGACGCGGTTCCATTTAATACCGTGGATAAGGGTTGTCTTACTATAGAGCATACTGTAAGGACATACCACTATATCAGCCTTCGTGAAATCATTCACGTTTTTAGTCCTATCGGGACCGTCGTATATTAGAACAGAGAGACCGGGTGCAAATTTTGCGATCTCTATACTCCACTGCGTGACGATTGTCTTGGGTACGACAATCAAGGTTCGTGGCTTGGGATTGCTCAGTATAGTTGAGATGATTTGAATGGTCTTACCCAGCCCCATTTCATCGCATAGAAACCCACCCTTGGGTCCTGTTTTTTGTTTTTCCATTGCGAGCATCCAATTGACGCCATCTTCTTGGTATGGGGTGTATAATGTACCGTTTAGTCTGTATCTGTCCATGGCTTGATGGAAAACTGAATAATGTACATCGACTTAGGTCATTTATAGTACTTTAGCGAATGTGCTGCCATGAGTACGTAAAATAATATGATAAGTGTTTCAGATTCTACGAATATTTCTGCGACTGATTTCATATACTGTACCGATACATCGGATGTGTTTGTAAAATCTACAACATAGGGTATCACTCTACTCATACGAGGCATACGATTACGTTTGACGAGATGGGTAGTACGTTTACTTACAATTAAACTAACACGAGCTACGCGTTGGATATTACCGTTCATACTAGTCGCTACAATATTTATCATCCGGGTCTGACGCCACTTCACAAACGTACACCTTCTCCTTTATGATGCGTTTCTTTCTCTCTTTCGGTTTTGGGAGTTCGTCTATATGCTCTCTAAAATACAAGACTTTATCCCAAAATTCTCGCATTATCGGAAGATACGTTTTCCACCATTCGCGGTCACGTTTAACATTGACAACGTCGAACTCCTCTGGTTTTGGCCAATTCGTGGCGGCGGGTTTGTATTGGATGAAATCAGCCTCTTCGAGATCGAGAATTTCCATACAGAGTTGTAACTGTGGCATATAATGCTCAGGTACCTCCCCTGGTATAATCTGTCTCTGTGGGGGGCATTTGATTTCGATGAGTTTCCCCGAGTCGGAAACACCGTCGGGACTTCCGCCTAACCACGTCTCAACTGGATGACCACACAACCCAATTTCATGTACAACTTCATTGTATCTCTGTTCATAAAGAATGCGGGCTTCATCTTCATACAATTCACCGTGCCGCGTGGCATCATTTCCGAAGAAGGGTACACCCAATCCACATTTTTTTAGTAGAAGACCGTCCGGCGTTTCATACTTATTTTTTCCAATCGCAGTTGCAGCATCACTTGCGGTGAGCATGGTTTTTCGCTGGTTTAACCACTCTTCCGACTTCTGTGGTGCATACTCCTTCTCCAGTAGAGCCTTGACTTTCGTGTCCATTAATTAATTGTTGCTCTAAACGTTTAAGTGTTAACCTGATATGTTTACTAGAATAAATGGTCCCCTTTTCTTTTTTGTCGTTCTTTGTTACTCTCTTTTTATGGGAATAATTATCGTAACTCATCGAACTATACTTATTAATGTACGCACGGTGACTTAGGTGGATAAAAAAAGGCTCGCGCGGCATTCTGTTCCGCTTGTTTTTTATTTTTAGCGTACCCACTTCCCAAGCACACGCCACCCACGATTACATTTATATAGAAAATTCCATTTTCGTGATTTCCAATTGAATATACAGGTAAGTCTAATGCATTCGTCTGACAATACCGCATGAGGTGATCTTTGAAATTATCATCGATCATGATAGATTGAAGGTTTATATACTCTGGGTTATTATAGATACGAAGAATAAACTCCTTTGCGTGTAATAAACCCATATCCATATAAATCGCACCTATGAGCGCCTCGAACACATCTTCTAAAATCTTCGGGTTGTGAAACCACTTGTTACGCATACCCTTTTCATCCATTCTGATCCATTTATAAAGTTCAAGTTTTGACGATATGGCAGCCAATGTTTCACCCCGTACAAGCTTAGTGCGAGCCTTGGTTAAGAACCCTTCCTGGCGTGTCTCATACTTATCATATAAGAACTTCGTAATAACAAACCCCAGTACCGAATCACCAATGAATTCGAGTGTCTCAAATGATCCGGATAACTCGTCGTCCTCCTTTAACGCCGATTTATGGGTAAACGCTTTTTGGTACAAATCTATATTTGATATTCTTGTACCAACAAGGGTTTCGATAGTTAATCTATCTATAATAGTCATGTTTTTATATGTTGTTATTTTTTTAAGCTTCAACCTTTGTGTAGTGAGGGCTCAAGAACTTCTGGAGGTTCAGGAACGTCACTTGAACGTCCGTGGGGGGTTCCAGCAAATCGCGAAGCTTCTTGTCAAGAACGAGGATACGACCGTTGTCGGGGTGCTTGAGATTGTTCGCCTTCACGTACTCGTTGATGGAGCGAGTGACAGTACTGCGCGAAACAAGCTTACCTTCAGGGAGATCCAGGAAGACGCGAAGCTTCTCCGAAATCTTCTGTTCCCTGTTGAAACCGTTGTTCTTAGCACGGTTGGCAGACTTTTCACCAGTGGGATCGTCCTGCTTAGCCTTGATCTTTCGCACAATCTTAGTGAGCGACTTAAGTTCATTACGGAAGGCGGTAATTTCAGTGAGAACGGTTTCAATAGACATTGTATATAGTTTATGTCGATCGTCTTTAAGTGTATGTATATTCGTGTAAAAAATATTATATATATTAATGGATGTTAAACTCTATTCGAAACCTGCAATTGATAAGTACATGAACGACAATCTTTTTTTCAATGACGATAAATTGAAAAAATACTATCTCAGGGATGAAGCGAGGGACCTTGGAAAATTCAGGAAACGAATAAAAGATAAGTTTTCAACTAAATCATTCGATAAGTTTGTATATGTATGTGTGACCGATATCACACGTGATATCATACTTACAACGATAGGTGAGCTCAGTGAATTCATGAAAAGTATGGGGGACCTGATTGTGAGTGGTGGTGAGGCGTTTAACATGTACATGCCATATGATAAGAGAGTCGTGACTACCGACATCGATGCCAAGTTTGTTCCCAGAATAACCTATGATGCAAAATATTTTGGTAAGCTCCAGGCTATTAAACTGATCATGTGGGATAAACTCGGACAAATTGCACAGAGACTAAATACCCGCATCAAGGCGCGTATTTTGACGATAGATAGGAAAGTTTTGAAATACCTTGGTATAGGGTTTAAACAGGATGGACCATATGTAACGCGTAGGTATACGCTCATAAAGAAAAAAAAGGCTCGGACCAATAACAAACCAGCGAAAGGTGACGTATTTATAGACGTCGAGTTATTTGCATTAGATTTGAACCTACGAGTATTCTCACCGGAGAAAGGTAAGATAGATAATATCGTACTAGGTGGTTTGTTGGATATACCGTATATGCGCCCCCGGGAGTTTGGGTATGACGTTATTCGAACACTCAAGAAAGGTGTTACATATAGAAACGTGACGACAAATAAATTGATTATTAATAAGAAAATATATGTCGCGAGTAAGGAATTTTTGATAGATGATATTTATTTGATGCATACATTGAAACTTCGACCCGAAAAAAGGGAGAAGGATCGTCAACGCCTTTTAAGACTCGCGCAAATGTTTGATAAACGTATTAAATCCACGGATTCAATTGAGGCTATTTTTAAACGCGTCAAATCTAAATTGACACGTGTATACACTTCAAAGGTTACGAAGCGTCGAGATGTTTCCATGAAGAATGCACTTCAGGTAAACCCACAAAAGTATGCAAAATATACGACGGAACCTTCGAGAGAGAAGTTATCTAAGCAGATTGTCCATGGCGTTAACCCAGTTACAAAAAATGCAACTGTCGAAGGGTACGAACGTTCGAACGGTAATCAAAGGTTTAATTTAAACACACTCAGGTGGAAACGTAATAATACGAATGCGTATACCGGTAATGGATTTGCATTACGCCCTGTCGAGCATAAGCCAATACCAAGGGACTTAAATGTACAGGCTACGTTATATGGGTTCAAACCGAGAAGAGATGGATGGGTACCTAAACCTCTCCTCCAACGTTCTGCAGCTATACCCTTTATTGGTTTAAAGAATTGATACGTATATCATACACAAATGATCTACGACACTATTGCCAAAGGTGACGATGGACTTTACCATGTACATGCGTTCACTGACGAACATAAACGATGCTTCGTTAGACTTGACGATGTGGTAATCACTGATGCGACTGGTGACATTACATTCGATGTCAACGCGTCCACTGCAATCGACGAAATTCACGAGTCTAACATTCAGAACGCGATTGAAAATGGTGAATCGTGGTTTGGTAAGAAAGTTTCGGAAAAAACTATCAGATCCGCCTACATTCGCGACGAAGCACTCACAGCAGAATGCATTGACCAGACGAAGATTTTTGGGTCTGATAAGGAACTCCTTGACAGGGAAGCCCTTGTGGTCGATTCCAAGTGTTCGGTACTTTTGGAATTTAATGGAATGTGGTTTGCCAAAAAAGCATTTGGTCCAGCCTGGAATGTGGTACAGGTGAAGATCGAAAATGCGGAATCGGAACCCGCTCAGGAAGCTTTTGATAAATCATACCCAGAAGAGTATATGTTCGGTGACGATCAATAAAAAAAATTTGTTAACACTATATAAAGATGTCTCTTACAAAGCGTATGAACAATATCCCCTATGGTCGCATGTTGTTCGCTGTTGTTTTGGGTGTCACTATTATCGTGCTCCTGAAAACCTACGGTAAAACTTCCACCTACGCCGTGAACGAAAAATCGTACGCCCCTATCGGCGCATCTGAGGAAGTCGGCGCATCCCCTCAGGGTATGCTCCCTACTTCGGCTGAATCTAACTGTGAAATGAAGGCTGGAACGGGGTTGGCGTCTTCGCTGCTCCCCCGTGAGGTTGCCTCCCAGGAGGAGTTTGGCGAGTTCGCCCCCGAAGATGTTCTCGCCGGTCAGAATTTCCTCGAACCCCGCGGTCAGATTGGCATCCCCGAAACCACCGGTGGTGCTCTCCGCAACGCCAACCAATCTATCCGCGCCGAGCCTCCTAACACTAAGGAAGCTTTCATGTGGAACAACTCTACCATCAGCACAGATAGCATGCAGCGCCCCCTTGTTTAAAGGACTTAAAGGTAATTACCATAATTAAAACACATGTCTAGCGTAACTGCAGACGATCTCACAACCAGCGTCTCTAAACTAGTTGAACTTAACCAGCAGATTAAAGAAGCCAGATCAGATATTAAAATCCTTTCACAGGCAGAAAAGGCACTTAAGTTACACATCAAAAAATTAATGATAGATAACGGCCTCGACGTAATCAATACCAAAACTGGTAAAATCACAGTCAAGAAAAACATCAGGAAAGTCGGTCTAAACAAAGACACAATCAGAGAAGGACTAAGCGTATTTTTCGAAGGAAACGATACACAGGCGGAAAACGTATTACAGGTCATACTCGAAACGTTACCAACAAAGGAAACATCAACTATATCTATTACAAGCACAAAACCCAAAAAAAACTGAATAATGGTTTGGTGTCAGTATGTGTACGAAGCGACGACGGGGAATGATGTAGAAGTTGACAGCGATGGTGAATTTATTGAAGACGAATACGAGCAGACGATAGAAGATTGGGAAGTCCAATACTCAGACGAATTACACATGATGTGGAACAAGATTGACACCTTCTTGTATGACGCGCACATCACGCATTCGGGGCAGTTTTGCGACTTTGTTGAATTCTGTTACAAAGAGCACGACCCACTCCAGGAAAGAGTAACTTGGGAAGACGAAGAACAACATGTATGGTATGAAGAACGAGTGGCTTATATTTGGAAACATGTCAGGCGTACTGTGAATGATAACGGTCTCCATGAAGAAATGATGAGGGGGGCTGCTTTTAACGATTTCTTGGATTTTGTTAAAAATTATATGTGCATATACTAAATGCTCCCCCTTATCGCTTCTCAGAAAGTGGCGATCCCCTCCATGTTGTTCCTCGCACTCAGCCCAGGTATGCTGGTGAGAACGAACGGTATGAAGTTCTCTGTCGGTAAGGTTGGTACGGATCGCGTTTCGGTCCTCTTCCACGGTCTCGTGTTCTTTCTGGCTTACTCCATGATCGCGAAGGCTATGGGACTTGTTCTCACACAGAACGATTTACTCGTGACGACTACGCTATTCATGGCGCTCAGCCCCGGTATGCTGCTCACAATCCCCCCGGGTAAATTCATGTCGGGTGAGACGTCCCAGGTGGCTATCTTGACACACACCGTCGTCTACGCGCTTGTCTTCGCTCTTTTGCGAAAGCAATTTCCTAAGTTCTATTAAGTGACAGAATGGAATACCTTGTTATAGGTCCCTCGTCTATGGGTTTGTTTGGGTTCATAGGATCTTTGAAACGCCACGAAGAAAAATTAAAAAATATAAAAGAAATTTCGGGCTCATCAGCCGGTGCCGTATTGGGTGCATGTTTAGCACTTGAGATACCACTTGATAATGTACTTGACAAGTTCATGAAAGTAGATATAGAAAATTTAGCAAAATATAAACTAAGAATGTTCTTCAGGAACTATGGTCTCGTAGACATGGATCCGGTCCGGGGTGCAATTGTCGATATTTTCGGGCATGACGTAAAGTTCGGGGAGTTGAAGAAAAAGTTGCACGTATCTGTTTACAATTTAAACAGGGGGTGTACAGAATACTTTTCGAGTGATACACACCCAGATATGCACGTCGTAGATGCAGTTTGTATGAGTATGTCGATACCGTTTATAGCGTGTACCGTGCCGTATAATGGTAATATATACCTCGACGGTGGTACTAAAGAAGATATCCCATTGACGCCGTTTTTTGGAAAACCTTATCATAAGGTGCTTTCTTTCAAACTTAGATTAAGGGATCAATATATTAATAAAATAAGCTCGTTTCATGAGTTTATTAGTGCGTTATTAGAACGTGCGTTGAGTTTGCGGGGAGAGATAGATACATCTAGATTATGTAAGACAATATTAGTGTCAACAGGTGAACATAACTTATTCAAATTTGATATGTCCCACGACGATAAGTTACGTATGTTCTTTCTAGGATATAACGACTAACAACCCAATTGCTATATTTATTTTATCTAGATATAACAAGATGGATGTGTGTGATCCAGATGCCAAGACAAAAAATATCAGGAAACTGATAAAACTCCACACGGGCAAAACCATAAAGATCTCGAGAGATAAGGTGTGTGACATTATGAAAGATGTTGATCGTGGGAAATTACCACTCCCACCTTTAGTGCTTACACGGGATAAACGTTACCTATTAGACCCCAAGTCTCCACTCACATGGAAAGATTTTGAAACTTTATTCAAATCCAGCGTAACTTCGAAAGTTGTTAAGAGACTGGCGAAAAAGGTTGGTTTGATTGAGACTGACAAGACTATATCAGATTTAAAACGTGCCATAGGTCGGAAGTTGATGAGTATGAACATCCGCGAACCTGTTTTATTACCAGGGTCCCATGTATATCCGAAGGTGAAGAGTAAAGAGTTCCGAAATGAGGAAACACCCGTTCAAATCGATGAGAACCGGAACCGTGGTGAGAACCGGGACGAAAACCGGAACCGTGGTGAGAACCGGGACGAAAACCGGAACCGTGGTGAGAACCGGGACGAAAACCGGAACCGTGGTGAGAACCGGGACGAAAACCGGAACCGTGGTGAGAACCGAAACAAGAACCGGGCTGAGAACCGGAACCGTGTCAATAACACGTCTAATTCAAAATTACAAAATACGTTAGCGCGTAAGCGTCACATGGATCGCATGAAACAAATGTCTAAAGGTGGTATATATACTGTACCTGACGGTAGTTCTAAACTTAACAGTATCACTGCTAATAGGCGGAAACTTAACATGAACGTAAAGATGGAGAATCTGAAACTCAATACTAACCGCCGTGTGCAAGAACAGAAACGTAATTTCAATAGACGTTCTTCCGAAAAACAGGTGATCGAGGAGCGTCGCAAGAGACGTGAAGCCTTGATAATTGAGACCAAAGTACGAAACGGGAGACGCGCGGAAATTAACGCAAAAAATCGAGCTAGAAGAGCAGAGGCGGCAACAAATCGCGAGTACGAAAACAAGAAACGTGCTCAGTTGAAAGCGAATATAAATTCACAGCGTGTGAAGAGTTTAGAAAAAAATTACACTAACCTCAAAACTAAGACGACGAATACTCTAAACAAATATACCCTTCGCAAAAAGCTGGCGGATACGCAAATGAGTAATTCATCGTCGAAGGTGAGGGCACTCGATAAGAAGCTGAAATACGAGTTAGACCGTGCAGATATAGAACGCGAAATGGGTAAGAAACTTCAATCAGATTTAAACGCGGTGGCGTTAAAAGTTGAGAAGAGTGAGCAGCGGGTCAGGGAAATAGAAGAAGAACGAGGTGAGCTGAATACCAGAATAAAGGACTTACAGTCGCGGTTAGAGACACAAGCTAAAAATGGAACTGTAGTTGAAGCTGAGCGACTGACTAAAGAACTGAATGAAGCTAAGGTTAAAATCGAGAAATTAACGAGTGAAGTATCTACACTGACAAATAGCACGAACATGGCGGTTGCGAGTGCTACGAAAGATTTGAATACAAAGCTCGCACTGGCAGTTAAGAATAAGAACAACGCCGTTATAGCTTCAAATGCTGTGAAGAAAAAAGCTGCATTATCTGAGGCTAAGTATAAAGCGGCTAGATCTGAAATGAATTTAAAAAATGAAGAGAAAACTCACCGAGAACTTAATTCTAAATTGAGAAAGCGGGTCAAATTGAATGGGTTATTAACGAATATAGGCGTGACGAATAAAACCGTGTTAATGAATGAATATAATTCTGCTATCAAAAATGGTAAAGATCCAAATGAAACTATTGATAAGATAGTCAAAGAAGCCCGCTTATTGAACAAAGAAACTGCACGCACATCGGCTGCACTAGCTGCGACCGCGGTAGCAAAAATTTCGATGCAAAGTGAGTTAAACGATATCAGGACACAAAAGGAGGAGGCTCTCGCGAAAGCTGCGACTGAAAAGAACGCGGCTGTTGCGGAAGCAAGAAACGCCGCACGAACAGCTGCCATGGCAGAAACAGCTACAGAGAAGGCTGCAGCCGAACAAAAACTAAAGAATGCTCAAGCCAAAATTAACGCGGCAAATGCGAATAAGGCACAGGCTCTCGCGAATGCTAAAACTGAGCGAAACACTGCTCTCAAGCGAGCTATGAATAATAAACAAAAGGCTGTTAACGGTTTAAGAGCTAATCGAAATCTCAAGCTACAGAATAAGAATGCAGCACTCATGGGTGCAGCTCGTAACGCAAACGCCGCAAAAAAAGAGTTAAACGCGATCCGTGAGCAAAAGGAAGCTGCTCTCGCGAAAGCTGCGACTGAAAAGAACGCGGCTGTTGCGGAAGCAAGAAACGCCGCACGAACAGCTGCCATGGCAGAAACAGCTACAGAGAAGGCTGCAGCCGAACAAAAACTAAAGAATGCTCAAAATAAGATTAACGCGGCAAATGCGAATAAGGCACAGGCTCTCGCGAATGCTAAAACTGAACGGAATGCGGCTTTAGCGGAAGCACGAAAGAGTGCAAATCTTGAACTACAGAATAAGAATGCAGCACTCATGGGTGCAGCTCGTAACGCAAACGCCGCAAAAAAAGAGTTGAATGCTATCCGGTTCCAGAAAGAAGCTGCTCTCACGAAAGCTGCGACTGAAAAGAACGCGGCTGTTGCGGAAGCAATAAACGCCGCACGAACAGCTGCCATGGCAGAAACAGCTACAGAGAAGGCTGTAGCCGAACAAAAACTAAAGAATGCTCAAGCCAAAATTAACGCAGCAAACGCGAATAAGGCGCAAGCCCTCGCGAATGCTAAAACTGAGCGAAACACTGCTCTCAAGCGAGCTATGAATAATAAGCAAAAGGCTGTTAACGGTTTAAGAGCTAATCGAAATCTCAAGCTACAGAATAAGAATGCAGCACTCATAGGTGCAGCTCGTAACGCAAACGCCGCAAAAAAAGAGTTGAATGCTATCCGGTTCCAGAAAGAAGCTGCTCTCACGAAAGCTGCGACTGAAAAGAACGCGGCTGTTGCGGAAGCAAGAAACGCCGCACGAACAGCTGCCATGGCAGAAACAGCTACAGAGAAGGCTGTAGCCGAACAAAAACTAAAGAATGCTCAAGCCAAAATTAACGCAGCAAACGCGAATAAGGCGCAAGCCCTCGCGAATGCTAAAACTGAGCGAAACACTGCTCTCAAGCGAGCTATGAATAATAAGCAAAAGGCTGTTAACGGTTTAAGAGCTAATCGAAATCTCAAGCTACAGAATAAGAATGCAGCACTCATGGGTGCAGCTCGTAACGCAAACGCCGCAAAAAAAGAGTTAAACGCGATCCGTGAGCAAAAGGAAGCTGCTATTGCGAACGCCGCGAAACAAAAGAATGCCGCTGTTAAGTCCGCTAACAATGCTCGTAAAGCACTTGTAGCGGGTAGATTTCAATCTGCCGCTGGTAAGGCTGTAGCCGAACAAAAACTAAAGAATGCTCAAGCCAAAATTAACGCAGCAAACGCGAATAAGGCGCAAGCCCTCGCGAATGCCGCGGCTGAAAAGATAAAAGCAAATGCATTAGCTGAAGAAGCTGCCAGGGCTAAAGCAGCCGCGAACAAAGTTGCAGCGAATGCGGAAATACTCAAACTGCAGCGTCAGAATGTCCAAAAACGAATGGCCAATGCGAAGTTAGCTTCAAACCGTAAACTTATTCAAAATAAGATTGTGAAAGTGCGTAAAATCATGGCTACGTACAATGGTACCAACCCATTTAGAAAGTATACACTCGTGAAACAGGGTGAAGCTGCGATAAAAGAGTTTGAAAATGGTAAATTAATAGATATTGAAAACCGTATGATAGAACTCGTACGTTACGCGAAGACGGGCAATGCTGAATTCGATGAGGGTAAAAGGGTTGCCAGACAAACAGCTAACGCTACAAAACAGTTCGAAGAGAGAAAGAAACTGGAAGCAGCGAATAGAGAGAAAGCTCGTCTCGCGAGGATAGAAACACAGAAACTCAAAGGACAAAAGGTTACTCTCACTAGAAAATTTAAGTCAGATCTAGATCAAGTTAGGAGAGAAAAGAATGACCTCAATAATAAAAGCGCGATCAACGCGATGAAAGATGCTTCGAATAAGAAGGTCGTTTCGAACCTGGTATCAGGTGCTCTCACGAAAGCCGTTAAGTCTGGTCCAGTCAGTACAATTTATCAATCTACGACCAACGCGAATCGACGTATGGTGAAAGATAAGGTCGAGGAAAAGGTAGAAGCGAAAGCGTACAAGACTACATGGGGTATCATGATTGATAGCGATGGTCAAGATAAGACGGAGCTTTCTAAACTTGAAAATAAATTGAATAAAAAACACGTTTTAAGACAAGATATTCGAGGTCTAGCCCCGGAAGCATTTCAAACGAAGCGACTACCCGGGAGTGGTGCACTCGCGAAGACTAAGCTTCTCACCCAAGTCATGAGACCGTATATTAGTGGAGATGATAAATATAACGAACACAAAAAAATATATAATAATGCGTTCAAAACATATAAAAATCCAGCTTTCGGAAACACAAAGAGTACAAAAGTTAATGGTATGGTCACTGCTAATAATGTGATGATAAGTATGAAACGCGCACCCGTACCACCACCCGGTGTCAAACCACCGAATGGACGTTTCCGCGCCATCGCACGGGCGCAGATACCACCCGCAAAACCATCTGCGATGGCTACAGCTGTTCAGATAAGCATGAATAAAAAAAGAGCTGTCGGAAACGTAGCCCTCGCAAGACGTGTGTACACCGATCAGGGTAAGTTTAAGAGAAATATGAATATCCGGAGAGCAGCAGAGGGAGCGGCCGAAGCCGCGAAGGGGAAATTAGCTAGAAACGCAACGTTTCGCGCGACTGGTATTACTCAGACAACATTGAATAAAGCCGATGCGAGAAGGGCTCAACTCGCAGCTCGTAAGGCTGCGAAAAAAAGAGCTTAAGTGAAATAGATTGAATAAAAAAGTAAGTAAAAACGTTCACTGTATTTCGTAAGACGATGGATACCAAACTACCCAACTTTTATTATGAGATGAAGGACAAGGTTTATGAGCTGCAGACCGAGGTTTCCAAGATTACAATCGTTAAGGCTTTAAAAGATACGATGGAAGAAGTGCACCTCAATGCTAATAAACAAGAGATTAAACTTCCCAACTTTTATTATGAGATTATGAACAAGTTTTCTGAACTTAAAATAGTTAGGTGGTACATCTCTATAATGGAAGACGTGCGCAGACAACCTAAGTTTATATTTTAATGTGTAAAAATGCATCTAAAAATGAATCATCCCGACGACGACTGTACCGTGATTACCGACATGCCTCTCAGCGACGAGGTTGCCGATTTCATCGAAAAGGGTCTTAATGGGGATGCGGATGTAAAGGAATGGTGTAATAACCACCTCGACGATGTCGCAGCCATATATGAAAAGCACGGGCATTCGTACATGTCATATAGGGATGCGGAAATGGTGTTACTATTTGCGAAAACGTTATACGAGAATAATATCTCAGACCCAAACGAAAAGGTGTCTCTATTTGTGGCATGTCAACAATAAAGTGATGGTATACTAAAGACATGGCACTAACCGATGAGAAACGAGTGTTCTTAAACATGCTCATTTCAGCTATGAATGATTTACTCATATCGAGTAGAAATCTAAAAAGAATTGTGAATACTCCAATATGTGAAGTTGAAGTCCTCATTAGAGACCAGATTTTAATAAATAAAACTACATTTTCGATTTCAAAATTTAAATTTAGTATTGAAAAGCTACACCCACACGCTATAAACCGTCTCCTATATCATTTTGACGAAATGAATTTACCCTTATCTAGAATTTATAAAAAGGCTCAGTTAAATCCACTCATGTTAAACGAGTTTGAACTGGAACTACATAAATTGATATTGAATGGTGATATAAATACGTTTTCTGATTTTTTACTCTATTAATTATTCGTCAACTTCACACTCTTCTTCCTCTTCATCATCATCGGCGGCAGTATCCTCGGTTGCGGGGGCATCCACACCCTGGAATGCGAATGAGGGTAGCTTTTGAGATTTCTCACAAAGAGCCTGTGAAAGACGCACGCTCACACCGAATTTGTTATCGATAAACCAAATTTGGTTAAAGTCGACGATGCACATACACTTCTGACCCTTTTCAATCGTGTCAATCGGGATACTTTTCTGGTTCGCATCATACGCCTCCGCTAGAAACTCGCCAGTAGGCTTCGTCATGATCTTGAGTTTGAGTGTCGATGGGTAAGCTTCCTTACCTGGACGAACGAGGGGTTTGTACAATGCTTCGCGGATGACTTCAATGTTGTACGGCTTACCGAGCCATTCCTTAGAATTCTTTGCAACAGTCTCGAGGATCAATTGATCGAGTGCTTGAAGCTTTTCCATCAGGGCGACTGCACCTTCATTATCCGTGTCAAATGAAAGGTCCAGCGAATATGACGTTTTATTGGTGGCCTCGTCAGTGAATGCACTGAGGCCGAATGGGGATCTCATGAAAGGAAGTTGAAGATACAACTTCTTGTTGTCTTGCGCGTTAATGTATACGGTTTTACCACCGTTTTTATTCTTCTTCATGGCAGAAAGAACGGTGGAGGTGGGTTCGAATTGTTCGTAACGCTGGATGATGGTAGACATGGTAGTTGCTTATATCTTATATAGGAGACGAAACTTTAAGTATATTTTTTTCTCAGAGTACATTAATAATGGGGCTTTTTAAAGATTGTGGTTGCGGTTGCGACGGCAAAAAGCAAGAGCAAAAATTGATGAATTCTATCTTAGCGGCGCTGGTCTTTTTTATAATCGCCAGCCCCGATACGTTCAGAGTAATGCGAAAAATAATTGGCAAGTGGGTTGCGGGTCCGAATGGGTGTCCCACAGCGAGTGGTTTAGCTTTCCATTCGGTGGTATTCATGTTCATCACATGGGGGTTGATGAACTTAAAGTCTGAGGGGTACAAGGCAGAAACTGCCGAGCCCGTGCCACAGGAAGTTATCGATGAGTATGAAGATGAAGTTGAAGTTGAGGAGGAAGTCAAAGTCGAAACCAGGGCTACAGATGAAATGGGTATTATTACCGAAGAAGACGTGAGTTTCGCGATGGAAGCTGATACACTCGAACCAATGGGAGGCATGCCCCCCATGAAGATTGCGGCGCCTATCCGCATGGCGGACGCCCCTTCACCGTTACCTGGCATGGCAGAATCGCAAATTGGTGCTTTTGATAGTGGTGCGATGTACGCCCCCATGGATCTCAGTGTTGACGGTGACAAGCCTCAGCCAATGATGGGTGGTATCACCGCTTCACTGAACGCGGATCTCAGTGTTTCGTGTGCGGATGGGAGTAGGCCTATCGTACGTTAAAATTCTTCATCGAACGTGACTGCAGTACTTTCATCGATTTTACCGTAATCACCCACTCGTTTTTCAAAAAAATTAGTTTTACCATCTAGGGATATATTTTCCATAAAATCAAAGGGATTTTGCGTATTCCAGATTTTATTGAACCCGGCTTGTTTTAATAGGCGATCAGATACATATTCAATGTAATCTGACATTTTTTCAGAATTCATACCAATTAGACTACACGGTAACGCTTCGATAATGAAACTCTTTTCAATTTCGACCGCTTCACGTACAATCTGTTGGATAACTTCTTCAGATGGTTTATTCTTCAACATTTTAAATAGTTCAAGTGCAAATTCGAGATGAAGTCCTTCGTCGCGACTGATAAGCTCGTTACTGAAGCACAAACCTGGCATGAGACCACGCTTTTTAAGCCAGTAGATAGCACAGAAACTACCCGAGAAAAATATACCTTCCACACACGCAAACGCGAGTAGACGTTCAGCAAACGGTCTATCCGTGTCAAACCATTTCAACGCCCAATCAGCCTTCCTCTTAATAGGCTCAATTGTCGTTATAGCATCAAATAAATGTTTCTTTTCCGAACTGTCCCGAATATACTTATCGATCAATTTACTGTAGGTTTCTCCATGCACCATTTCATTGTGAACTTGGTACGCGTAAAATGATCTCGCTTCGGTGTATTGGACTTCATCCGCAAAATTATTATTAATATTTTCAAAAACAATACCATCCGAACCCGCGAAAAAGGCGAGGATGTATTTAACAAAGTGGCGTTCATTGTCACTCAACTTCTTCCAGTCATCCATATCTGCACTCACATCAACTTCCTCGGCCGTCCAGTTAGACATTTGAGCCTTTTTATATAATGCCCATAAATTGCCATGTTCTATCGGAAACACTGTAAACCTATTCATCGTAGGTAAGAGCATTGGTTCAGATTCATCGATATATTCCTGGAATGCGAAGTAATCTCCGATACATTTGTTGTTGACTTTGATTTGTGGGTATGCGACAGCGCCGGGACCACACTGTTTTTTTAGTTCATCTTTATCGACAATTATTTTTATGTACTCTAAGTTCATTTCTTTACACGTGTTTTCCGCGTATGTACAGTATTTACAGTCCGGTTTTGAAAAAATTTCAATTCCCATCGCGTGTGTTATAATCGTATAATATTTTTGTGTTAAATCTTTATACGAGAATGTTCGAATTCTCTGAAATCCAGCCTGGAGATCTCATACGAGTTCTTGTAAATTTCGACGATGTAGATGACGACGCGTACGCTCTCGTAGAAGAGCACCGCGAAGATTACTTGATTGTTAAGTACTATTCAGAGACGACGTGTACGTACAAGGGTGCTGAAGTGTTTACGCTAGATGAGGAGACGAATATACTCAGAGAGGAGAGTGTGAGTGAACATTTTCCAGGAAAGGAAAATATGTTTTGGTGTATCAACGAAACGGACCGAATGTATGTAATAGAGACCGAACAGGATTCTGATATAGAAAGTGTTTTATGTGCCGAAAGTGACGAGACTGGAAGTGACGTTGGCAGCTTCGTTGTATCCGATAGTGAGTTTGAAGGGCGTCTAGAATTACCCCCCGATGCTGCGGCTCTCGACAGGGCGTGGCACGAATGGACCCCCTCTAGCCCAGGTTCTTCGCGGTTTAAGGAGGCTGTTGATAGGATAGAAGAGCGTGCACGATTGCAAATGGATGACATCAATTTTTAACCTAAGTGCGCCAATTCCAAAATAAAAAAAGCATTTATATTTTATATGGATTCACATACACTGGCTGCTATATGGTCTCATATCGACCAAACAATTAAAGATAAAACACCGACACTAAAGCCAGTGGATAATAGATTTTGCATGGAATGCGTAAATTACAAAACACTTACACGAGAAGGAATGGTATGTACAATGTGTGGGAAGGTTGACTCGATTTATATTGACGATACAGCTGAATGGACGAGTGGTGTATCTGACGACGGACGCGTGTCAGATCCATCACGATGTATGGTACCAACAACTAACCAGGATTTATTTTCCAATGCATGGGGAAAGGGTACGGTGATAGCTACGAAGTATACGTCAAGCTATGAAACGAAACGAATGGCTAAAATTAATTTCCATAGTTCGATGAACCACCGAGATCGATCACTGTTCCATGCGTACAAGGACATTGACGAGGCGTGTCAAAGTCTCCCCGAATGTGTCTTGAAAGATGCGAAAACATTGTATAAAAAATTCAACGAAAATAAATTGACACGGGGGGCTGTTCGATCAGGGATAAAGGCGAACTGCGTTTTATATGCGTGTAGATTGGCAAACATTCCTCGAACAACGAAGGAGGTTGCCGAGATGTTTGGTGTCCAATGTAAGGATATCAGTCGCACGACGACCATGTTCACGGGGATTATAAAGGATGAAAAGACGGAGAAAAATTATGTAACAAAACCGTTTAATGTTATGTCGCGGTTGTTGAACTCATTTGAAATATCACGCGAAGAGCGTTTATCATGTAATCAAATGTGTAGCAAATTAGAAGAGTGTGTAGATTTAATGAGTAAATCACCTAATAGCGTCGCGACTGCTATTATATTCACAGTTCTCGGTGAGAAGATGTCAAAGTCTGAACTGTGTGAAAAGTGTGGTGTTTCTATACCCACTTTGAATAAGATAGTTGTCATATTGAAACGACACTTAGAGGATAAATTGTAATATGAAGTAGATATGGTAAAACTTTTTTTAAGTACACCGTGTTACGGTGGGTTATGTTTGGAAAAGTACCTGAAGAGTATTGTTCAGCTTCAGCTACTTCTTATTCGTGAAAATGTTCAGTTAATGCTTGATACGACTGAAAATGAAAGTCTTGTACACCGTGCTAGAAATGTTTCAATCGGTCGATTTATGCAAAAAACTGACGCTGATTTTTTCATGTTTATTGATGCGGATGTTGAATTTGACCCGGCTGCAGTTCTTCGACTTTTGCGTTCTGGTCATGATATTTCCGTTGCGTGCTATCCGAAAAAGGTTGTAATGTGGGATCAAGCTCGTACGGCTGTAGAAAACGGTGATACAAGAGATATGAGTTTCTTATCGTCTAGTCTTGTTGCTAATATAGGGGCATCTAAACGTTCAGTCGTCGATGGTTTTGTAGAAGTATTAGACGGGCCCACTGGGTTTATGATGATATCTCGATCCGCGCTTGAACGAATGCATGAACATTACGGACCTACACTCACGTGTAAGAATGATCACCAGAACCGCGATTTTGATGAATATTGTGCCATTTTTGATTGTATGATAGACCCGGTATCTAAACGTTACCTGTCGGAAGATTATGCATTTTGTAGAAGGTGGCAGCAAATGGATGGAAAGATCTTTGCCGATGTGAGCACAACTTTAGGACACGTCGGAAACTTACCCTTTTCAGGTTGTTTAAATGATAGGCTTAAGGCTTAGCGTTTTATAATAAGAAATGAAACTTCGGACGATCGTTGTGACTAGGAGTGGATCGTGTCACGTTAAGACTTTACACACCATACTCCGATGTAATATAAAAAGCATGCAGACCGAAGGTGTTCAACATGAGATTGAATTTGTGAATGATGATCCATACGCAAAATCGGAATGTATAGAGAAAGGTATGAAAACACACGACCGTATACTTTTCATCGATTTTGGTATACAGGTGGACGACGCTAGTCTATCGACGGTGTTTGAGCCGAATGAAAATGTACATGTACTCGTCTTTCCCGCCGTTATGGATGGTATAGATTGGGGAATGTTCAAGGATAAGGTTATGGTTGGTTCAACTGAACCTACGCGTCAAATGGGGTTGCGTTTCGATACAGACGTTTCGTCGTGTATCAGTGAAAACTATTATAACGTAAAGTCTACACAGGCGAAGACTTGGCTAATGATGTGTAAACCAACATTAAACCGCGTGAAATGTAGACGTACGGGTGGTGTAAAAATACATCCTAAGTCGTTGACAATGTTTGAAAAATTCAAAGAAAACGGTGTGAAAATCGTGGCGTATACTGCAGCTAATATCGTGATTACCTACACACACGAGTGTTTAGGAAACATATTAAATTCAGCTGGTATTAAATCTAGTTAAAGATAACAGTAAAAACTTGTATATAATGCAACGTCTATCTGTAAATAGGGACGACCCTCTTTACAAATATACGATGTCCTTCATGGAACAATCATGGGGTACGACGGGAAAGAATATATTCCCCGGAAGTCAACCTATCTCGATTGAATATCGCCACTTCGATACACTCGCATCAAATCCATACGTTGTATGTGAGAAGACGGACGGTGTGCGTTTCATGATGCTCGCATTCATGTTTGAAAATAAAAAACAGTGTATTTTTTTGAATCGAGCGATGGATATGTTTTCATGTCCACTCAATTTTAGAAAACCCGTGTACGATGGCACTATTATGGAAGGTGAAATGTATGAAAATACATTTATGGTGTATGATATATTACTCGAATGTGGAAAGGTTGTTGGGAATGTAGATTTCTTGACCAGGTTGAAATCGGTTGAAACGGTAAAAAAAATGCTCACAAGTCTCAAATACGATCCAATTAAACTTAAAATAAAAATATTTCACCTCATGACTGATTATAAAATGTTTATGGAAACGTACCTTCCGACAGTAACACAAGATATTGATGGACTTATTTTTACACCTATAAACGATACTATTAAGACAGGTACACACGAGACTATGTTCAAATGGAAACCACGTGATAAGAATACGATCGATTTCCAGATAAAGAAGAGGGGTAATGTATGGAAAATGTATGTACAGGAACGAGGGAAGTTGATTTTTGAATCTGAGATTTATGACCATATGGTCCCTCCACATGCAGTTGAATGGATGGAAGAAGATGCAATTATAGAGTGTCAGTATATGCACAAGGATACACCCATGTGGTGGAAACCTATATTGCGGAGACGCGATAAGACGTTTCCCAATGGTCGACGTACATTTTATAGAACACTCGTCAACATAAAAGAAGATATTTCAATGAAAGATTTTATGAACTGTATATCATGAGATAGTAACTACCTTCCGGGGGTGGTGGGATTTCTTTTACGTGTTCATCATTAATAAAGTACCAATTTGACTTTCGACGTATATAACTTACGTAGTGACCACCACTTTGATTTCCAGTATGTAAAACGCATGCGATTAAATTATATTGGTGGTCATCTAGTGACATGTTTTGTATCATTTTTATACGACTTTTAGTGTCAAACGAAATCATTAAAATGGGTGGGAGTTTAGAAAAAAGCATACGTGTTGTAGCTGCGTTATATGTTATTCCATTTACATCCTGAAAATTCTCCAACACATTCCAATCCGTGCTATCTTTAATCATCTTAGACATGTCAGGATCACCCCTATAAGTCATTAAATGAATACTGAAATCCTCTTCATTTACTGTTTTACCACCTGGCCATATAGTTTCTTGTGTCTTTTTACCGTAAAACCAATTCTTTATGATAGGCTGACTGCGCTCCAATATGTCAATTATACATAAGACCGTTTCTTGAACGTCGTGTTGTTCGTCAGACCTGAACCGAGGAAACTCTTTCCGAAATGCGAAGTGTAAACCATCTAGATTGAGTGGAGTTTTATCCGCCGTCCAATAGTGTTTCAGAAGCACTTGATAAATTGTAGTAAACATACACCCTCCCTCTCCCTTGTAAGGGTCGCGTAAGAAATGGTTCGTTAGTACCGGTATGTTGAATAAACATTGTACCGCACTGTTGAAATAGCACATCGTTTCATCATTTATAAAGCCGCGCATATATGAATTATGTGTATTAACTTTAACCTAAGTCGTTTAAAGAATATAGTATTTATATCTTTGAAACGATAATGGACGTACGTCATATAACTGAAACACTCTTCCCACTCGTTCAAAAATTCAAGGATGAAGAACACACTGAGATTGAATTCAGATTAGGAAAGTTTAATGGCACTATGTTCGACACTAATATAAGTAAACCCGTGTTCGATCGTATGATAGCGGGTTTATCTAAATACCCTGGTTGGGAAAAGATGGTAGGGACTGAACATGAAGTGTTCTACCGCGATTCCGATGGCGTGCGTATATCCACCGATCAGGCTACCGGCGAGGAAGAAGTTATTAAAAAGGAACGCCTTACCAATCACGATTTCAAGCACATGCTGAATACCCCATTCGATCTTCGTTTCAGCGTGTCAAAGGAAACTCCCATGCCAGAGGATGTTGATAGAGAGATGGATAAGAAAAAAACGAAGCAACGTTTATCGTTTGTACGTAAAAATGTATCAATCGATATTACCATCATGACCGGTGATAGTCACGATATGGACGCAGAGGAGTCTGTGACATATCAAGCTGAATTTGAGATTATCAATCCTTCTTCTATTCAGACCAAGGATGACCTATTCAAAATCGTGCATAAGATTAATGACGTTTTTATTATGTTGAATAACACTAGATGATAGCACTGTTATTTTTATTTATACTATTTATTTTACTGCAAAATGCGAGTCAGAACCAAGGGGTTGAGATAAGCCTGTTAGGATACAAAACTAAATACTTTCATATTTCCGACGGTGCTTCTAAGAGCATGTACGAGAATATGAAGAAGGATGGCGTTTCCACCGATTCTCTTAAACTATTCGTGACGATGGAAGATCGTTTTCTTAAATTGGAGCAGATGGCAGTGTGTTCGGGTGTAGCGAGGCGGAATGAAGGGTATGGATTATCTGATCAAATTAAAGAAGAATTCGTCGCGTATAATTTCTCATATCACGTTTCACATTTAAAACAAATGTCCGAGCCACATAAACTCATAAACCGAAATATAACATGTTGAGAATGTAAAGCAACGAACGTCTATGTTTACCTGGTGTCATGTCATAAACATTGTCAAAAACATGAACGAGTAAGCCAATGTCATCTGCTTCACGATTTTCGTCGATCCATTCGCGTGCATCTACAGAATTCATGAATTCATATGTGCATAAATATTCACGCTCCAATCTACCCATACCCCAGTCCTTGTCCATACAACGCTCTTCCCGTATGTATGAACATATAATATAGAATGCACTGTCTAGTAAAGATAGTGTAATGTGTTTAGATATTCTCAGCGGACCTTCATCTACTCGGACCCCATCCCTCTCGTTGAGAGAGTGTATAAACGTAAGACGTATATCATCCATTGTATGAATATGTATACATTTCTTTATAACTCTTCAACTGTGGTACCTTTTGGGAATTTTGTTTTTTTCTTAGAGGGTGAAGGTGTTTTGTTTTTATTCATACCATTTTCGAGTTCCCTCGCTAAATTGTTGTTCATCGCGTTAAGTTTGTTGTTCAGTGTCTTTCTTCTCTGCATTTTCCACTCTGAAACTGTCTCACGTTTGATAGCATTGATACCTATTTTAAAAGGTACACCCGCCTTATTTTTCTTTGTGTTCGCGGCGTTTATACGTTTTTTAAGTTCAGTCACGTCTGAATTGAGAGACGGCATCACATTCCTGTAAGTGTTCAACCACTTCTTACCGTATAATTTTTCGATATCTTTCTTAATCTTAGTGTTTGTGAGACCTCGCATTTCTAAAACTTTCCCTTGCGCTTTAACTTTCGTGTTGATAGCTTTCGCAACCTTTTCAACCTTCTTAACGTTGACTGGTAACGGTTTGGGAATGCTCAGTTTCTTACATATAGTCTCCACCGTGTCACTATCTGAAATAGGCACACCCTTTGTTATCGCGATGGGCATGAGTTGTTCCTTCGTATACGCTGTGCACGGTTTGTTCTTTATGGTAAATTTACCGTAAATCTTATTTTTAATTTTGGTGCATATCTCGGGTTTGGTCGTTCTACCTGTTATATCGACAATTCCTATTTTCTCTGCGACTGCTACTAGTTTAGGGCGGGGTATAGTCGCACACTTCTTCGTCCCTATACGTACACCGTTTTTACCGTTTTTAGAATTCTCTTTATTAAAATAGCTAACCGTATTTCCCGTGTTCTCGGCGACTTTATTTTTGATTACACGCAGCTTCTTCGCGACTGGTTTAAAGTTCATATTTTTAAAATTACTGATCAAACCCATCACATTTAACTCTTTTACAAGATCGCTACCAACGCTGTACGCAGAATTCAAATCATTCGTTGTTTTGGCACCCATAATCTGTATTTTTCCCGATCTAAATAATTGAAACCCGTAATTCTTGTGTTCCATCTTTAAAGATGGTCTTAATTCTGGTTCATACGACGCATTTCTAGACCGAGAAAACGCCCGCGCTATATTGGCTAAATCCAAGACGCCATTGGCTTGAAATGTTCCAACCAAAACAACGTACTTTATCGGGTTATAAAGAAACTTCGACCCAGGTGTATACGTGTCTATGATATATTTCCGTATCATTTCCGGGTGTCGGATATTATTGTTTAAAATACCACCAGAAAATTGCATCTTTCCATTTTTATAAATCTTAACCATAAACTTACTCTCCATCCCATTTTCAAATATACGTCCATTAATCTCCGCTAAGAAATGAGCATGTTTATTTTTATTATTAGCACTGGGTTTGACCGTGAACGTGTGTTTCGCACCTATAGCCATTCGCCCATACCGCAATAGTATACTGTTTACCTCTATTCCTAATGTAGAACCGGGCGCGATGGGTTTCTGTTTATGAGGGTTTTTATACAATATAGAATTTACATCCACCGCGTAATTACCTTCCTTAGCAGTCTGATTTACCATCCCGTTAAATATGGAAAGTTGTAAAGGTGATATTCTCAATTGTGTAAAATTTGTACGAGATAACTTAGCACCCGCAATCGCACCGATCCGGGTAGATATTTTATTTTTTGGTAATTGCATAGCATTCATCATCAATGCACCGCGTTCCTGGTTAGTGAGATAAGGTGCACGCCTTATCATGTTCTGAGACGTGATAGGTGTATTCGAATTCGAATTCGAATTCGAATTTTCAAATTCGTTAAATAAACCCATATAATACTCCGACATTTTAATCAGTTCCGAATGACATTACGGGTTTCGCTGACATGTCTACTATGTCAAGACCCATTATAAACTCTGTACCATTCTGTTCCATCACTGGAAATGTATCATCGCAACTCTGGTATTTTGTAGGCTCTGCAATTCTAATAACCTTAATGTCTCTAGATCCAAATGGGCCTGCCCATATATCTTGGTTGAGGGATTTGTGCATGACACCGTGGAACTCTGAATATTTTTTCTTGAAAAACTTGAGTGGACACTTTTTATCGCGGTTGAATTCGATACAGGGTTCCGATAGGAACGATTCCAATGGACTGCACGATGTAGCGAGTTGGCGCTGAACATCCACAAAATACTTGGGAACGATATTCCATATATCCTTTTCTGGCCATTTCTGTGCAAACTCTAGATACGCGCGAACGCATTTTTGTAAAATCAGTGGAAGTTCACCTTCCAGTTTAGCATCCAGTGTGGGATCTGCTTCGCGAACCTGTTTCGTAAAGTCGGCAGTCAACACGCGTCGTAAAATACTCCCCGAATTATCGCGCCAATTCGGTACTTCATTACCCCCGAGAATACCCGGTACAGTCCATTCAAACGATTTAGCCTTTTCATGCTTCACCGCAATCGATACATCTTCACCGCTCACAATCGACTGGAACTCAGCCTGTTCCAATGCAAGGTCACCCTTGATTTCAGGTGCGATAAACATAAACCCATCCATAATTGCGGATAAACCGAATTTTCGCTCAACGTTATTTGAAAGAGTTTTCACGTCTTCAGTACAGTAGAACTTTCGAAACACTTTCGTGATGAGAGTAGACTTACCTGAACGCGCAACCCCCTTTAAAAATGGGATACACTGCCATTTATCAATTTCGTTAACATCGAAGCACAAACGACCACCCATAGCGAAAATCCATTCAGAAACATCCTGATCAAACTTCTGGTAATTTAATACAGAGTCGAAATAGGGTGTAGGGATCTTGCGCCAGTCGGTATCAGTATAATCCGTGAAATCCTGATCGAAGTACTTGGAACTCACAATAGTCTGGTCCAAGTTTTTGAATTCGTTGGATTCGTACGTGTAAAAACTAGCACGCCAATGTGGGGTGAGAATATCCGACTTTTCACAATCAAATTCTTTACCGATGAATATACCGTTTTTAAACGACCATACGTGACGGTTCTTTTTAATTTCGGGAAATTGCATATCTTTTGTATTTTTTAAGTGTCTAATAAGATCGTTGTGACCAGGTGCGCGTGCGGTTAAGTTTTTCCATAATTCAAATTGTACTTCTTTTTTAGCCACGCCGTATACGTATTCCTCGATCGTCTCGATCGGTTTCCACGCGCGTGTGAGTGCTCCATCGAGCGTTTTAATTTGGACACAACACTGTCCCTTGTATCGTCTAATTTGTCGCTGGTATAGATCCTTGAGTGTTTGGATTGCAGCCTGTTGAAATGGGTTAAGTTCTTCTATGTTGCTAATGGTGGACATTCTGAAAATTGAAGGGTCGGTTTCGGGGTTAATTGGGACGTATGTGGGGTTGTTCATACGTTCACTTATACGAGCGTGTCGAAATACAATTTGCCATGCATCGTCTACTTGATCCAGGAGGCGGTTAATGCGAACGGATATCTTCATATCGTTATCATCTTCGATATCCATCATGTTAAGAGTGTCTGATCTATGGTAAAGTTCGCACAGGCGTTCATTCATGCGCTTGACTTTAGATTCAACACGTATAATATCAATAGATATCGGTAAGCCGTCCTCCGTCAGTTCCTCTTTTGTAAAAAAGTTTTCATAGCCGATACGATAGGATAAGTATATGTCGTCGCGGTCGTTGATTTTCCACATATCTTCCAGCTGGACGAGAAATTTCATGACATCGTCATGAGAAAAAGTTTGGATCTGGTTGGTCCACATCGCACTAGCCGCATCGTCACGGTTGGATGTCTCATCGATAAAATGTGTAGTGACCTCTGCCATTTCCTAATTGTAGGTTTATTTTTTTAAGCGGTGTTATTCTTCTGGAGGGATGATAAAAGTTTGACAAGAATCTTATTTTGGATTTCCATTTGACGACCTAAGTTTACGATGGCCGTGCAAATTGTATCACCGTCTTGTGTGGTCAAGACAGATGCGAGCATGGCTTCCATCGGACTCATCATGTCATCTTCATCCTCATCTTCATATTGCGTGAGATCTACTTGGTCGATATCATCAGGCTGAGACTCATTTTCATATTCGGATTCAGATTGGTATTCTGCGCTGGGTTCGGCTTCAACTTCAGATGGGGTGTGTTGGGACATTTATGTATGGCGAGGAAAAATGGTGCCGTGTTTTTCGCGGCTCAAAAAAAATGTTGGTGTATAGTACAACAACTCAAAATGGCCGGTGGTCTCATGCAACTCGTCGCCTATGGCGCCCAAGACGTCTACCTTACCGGAAACCCTAAGGTTACCTTTTTCCAGGCTGTCTACCGACGCCACACAAACTTCGCGATGGAGAACATCGAGCAGACCGTCAACGGTTCCGCTGGCGACTCCGGACGCGTCTCCGTGACTATCGCCCGTAACGGTGACCTTGTCAACGACATGTACATCGAACTCAAGGCGCCGGCTACCATCGCGTCTGGTACCGCTACCACGGGCGTCGATGCCTGTTGGTTGGCGGAACGTTCCATCAAGGATGTTGAGCTTTCCATCGGTGGTCAGCGCATTGACAAGCACTACCAGAAATGGTGGCGTTTGTACTCGGAGCTTTACTTGGACGAGTCCAAGAAGGCTTCTTGGGGTAAGATGACCACTGGGCAAGCCAACGCGCAAGTGTTCCTGCCCCTGATCTTCTTCTTCAACCGCAACCCCGGTTTGGCGTTGCCCCTCATCGCGCTTCAATACCACGAAGTCCGTTTGGATTTCGACCTGTCCGCCAATTTCACTGAATACTCCGACGATTCCAAGACCTTCAAGGTGTGGGCTAACTACATCTACCTTGACACCGAGGAGCGTCGCCGCTTCGCCCAGAAGGGTCACGAATACCTGATCGAGCAGGTGCAGCACACCGGTGTTGACAGTGTGCTCCCCGCCGCTGGTACCAAGCAAGTCCGCCTGTCGTACAACCACCCCGTCAAGGAGTTGGTCTGGTGTCTCTCTGAGAACGACGACAGGCAGGGTCTCTGGAACTTCACGACCAAGGCTGCCGATGATGAGATCGTCCTCGAGTCCGACCCCACTGCGATCACGGCGTCTAACGCGTTCATCTCGACGTCCCTGTCCGGCGCCCCCCTGCTTAAGGTTGGTACCGACGGTGGCTCGGCGAAGTTCACGGAAGAAGCTGTCGGTACCGTTGGTTCCATGAAGCTTGTCCTCAACGGCCAAGACCGTTTCAAGGAACAGTCCGGTAAGTACTTCAACCAAGTGCAAGCCTTCAACCATCACTCCGGCTCCCCCTACGCCGGTGTCTATTCGTATTCTTTCGCGCTCAAGCCCGAAGAACACCAACCCACGGGCACATGCAACTTCTCGCGCATCGATAACGCGCAAGTGTCCATCACCACGACTGCCGGGTGTGACAACGCGACCAACCTCCACATGTTCGCTGTCAACTACAACGTCCTCCGCATCCAGAGTGGTATGGGCGGCCTCGCCTTCTCCAACTAATTTGTTGGTTTCGGTTAATTAATAAAAAATATAAAGTATAATTCAATTTTAAAGTGCACGATAATGCTATTTAAAACTGAAAATCCCTAGTGTAGTATGTTAGTTATAGGTCAAACCTCGATCCTTACTTACGCAATTACACGGCGGCGAACCTATCGACAACGGAAAAAACCTTGTATCAAGAACGCCGACGCACTCAAATGTGCGGTACGTCATAGACGATGCGAAGGGTGTCCGTTTAATGATTTCTTCAAACCTGAAAAACCACTGTTATTTAAAAAATAATATTTATATTAAAATAGTATGTCCACCCTTGCCACTTGTCATATTAAACCCCCACTCGTATCACGAACTCGTCTTATCAAGAAGAAGTCTCGTGTAGCTGTCCGTGCAAATTATAAAATTACTCTCATTACACCCGGTGGTGACGAAACCTTTGAGTGTGATGATGAAACGTACATTCTAGATGCAGCGGAAGAACAAGGTCTCAACCTCCCATATTCGTGTCGCAAAGGTTCGTGTTCCGCGTGTGTGGCGAGATTAGTATGGGGTCGTGTAAGCCAGGATGCACAATCCTGTCTTGATGAACATCAACTGATGAGAGGTTATACCATGTTATGTGTGACTTACCCGAAAGATGATTGCAAACTTAAAATAGAAGTTG